TGATTCGGGCGATTTTTGCGTTCGAAAATTCAGATAAAGACGCTGAACGTGAGGCTTATCTTGATGCGATTATTAGGCGGTGGAAGATTCGGGTCACTTTGCAAGGAGGAGAACAATGAGCACGACGCCCAATGAATATAAGTCCTGTGTGGATGGCGGTGATTGCGCGTGGCTAAATGGCGACGTGAACGAGCCGTGCTGGGGGCAGGTGCTTATCTTGGATGAGGATTGCGAGGGAAATTGGATTCATGGATGCCAGGGCCATATCAATACATGGGAGTGGTGTCATCGCTCTAAAACTGCGAGCAAATACATCCCGAAACCAACTTTATGAGCACGACACAAAACAGCCATGTTTTATTCATCGGCGGATGCGCTGATGGAACTCGACGGCCAAATCCGGGAGTGGAATTTTTCAAGGTGGCACGGCCGATCAATCCAGTTAGGTTTTACGGCGAGACATACGATGCGTGTGACGCTGCTTTTCGATGTGATTTGTATCGCCGTGAAACGCTCAGGACCGCTAATGCCGAATGGTTGGTTTACGTTTTTGAGTCGATGACGGCAGAGGATTTTATTGAACAATTGATCAGCAGATATCCACAGCCCAAACAAGAGCGATGAGTGTGCAAGATCCAATCCCGGGAGATCTAATCCCCGAAGATGAAAGGCCAAGCCTGGAATATCTAAGGCTAGTCGAAAGATTGACGCTTTCAGCCCTTTACGGCGTCCCATTTTATTTACTCGATGAACAATATGAGCACGACACAGATTGAACTAGAGGCCCGCGAGCAGAGGGTTAAGGAGCTGGTTCCCTGGGTGGAGGGTAGGCTTGATGACGTGGACAAGGCCGCAAAGGTCGCGGTCAAGGTTGGCGCTGAGCTAGGCACGCATCTGGAGGAGCTATCAAAGCGGCACAAGGATTCCTTTGGGACGTGGTTGATGGGCGTAACCACGAACACGCGCGTTACTGACTTTGCCTTTCGCGCTGCTAGGCACATGAGGAAGCACCCTGAGTTGGAGGATAGCGCACAGCTTACCTTTGCGCTCCTCGACTCGCCTGAGGCATCAGGGGAGCGGCCATGCAGGACTGACGGGACTGATGTAACATCCATGCTTGGATGGGGGCAGAAGCTGAGGCTGTTGGTGAGCAAGTGGGGTGAAGAGCCGGAGACATGGAGCGAGGGCAGGCGCAAGGCTTTCGTGCAGGTGGCTACGCCGCTGGTTGATTTGAGAGTGGATAGTTGATTGCTCATTTTGTGTTTTTGGCTTTGGGTTGAGTTGTTATTGTTCAAGTAGCACTGCATCAAGAGCAGCCACGGCTTCCGGGTTGGAGAGGATGCGCTCAACTGCCTCAGTGCTGCTGCCATTCATCTTCTCGGCGAGTTGCTTGCGGACCCGTGAGGCATCAAAGCAATACGGTATCTCGATGCTGTTGATAGCTTGCTTCAGCTTGGTGATTTCAGGCATGTCCGCTTGTTTGAAGCGAAGGTCGATTTCAATTTCTCTGCTGTGGGTTCGCAAGCTGACACCTTGAATCTCCTCAGTATTGATCCCAAGTGCGGCTGCGATCATAAGCCTCATATCATCCTCCAGCTTTTTAGCTTTATCCCTGGCCTCCTGCTTTTTCTTGTCAAAGAGTTGGCGGGCACGCTCAACTCCGGCTGCGATGATCTCGCGTTTTGATGGTTTTGGAATCATCCCTTTTGGCACGATGCTTAGTTGTGAGTTCATTGTTCGTTTTATTTTGGTGTTCACTGACTGAAATTACCTCCCCGCCCGCCAAAGCTCGCGACCCATGCCGATGACGAGAAGGATGCCGACGGAGATGATGAGTGGTCCAAGGGCGGGCCAGGCGCGTCCGAAGAGGTCTAGTGCTGCGGCGAAGCAGTCGTGGAAAGTGATATTCATAATCTTTGGAGTATCTTGATTCGGTAGGTCTGTTTACTGATTTGCCGTTGATCTTCCGCGCATTCCGCGCATCGGGTTTCGGTAGCGAGTTTTGGGTGGTCGCAGTCGAGGCACTTGCCCCGCGCTTTTCGGCGCTGGTAGTATTCGCGTTGATAGGTTTGGGTGGTCATTGTTCGACTTCCTTGTAGCAGGGTTGCCAGCCCTCGTTTGGGCGTTTGATTTGATTGCGCGCCATTAAAGTTTCCCAGGGGATTTTTTGAACCAAGAGCGTTTTATCAAGCAAGGCGACCCCATCGATGTCGCAACCGATAGCCATAGTAAACCCGGGATTTGCGCTATTTTTTATCATGCGAAACGAGCTCCCAGGCGGCACATCATCCGGCCCAAGCTGAACCTTGACCGACTCGGGCTTGACGCGGTATAGGCTACCCTTGAACCATCCAGGCCCTCCGACGCAATCCCTCCATTCGCCAGATTTGCTGGAAAGAAACTGAATCACCTTCCCCGCCGCAAAAGCCGCTTTCACTTCGGCTAATGGATCGGTTGGGAGGGGGCGGTTGGTGCGGTGGAAGTGCATACCTCCGTTGATTATTGACCCAACATCGCAATAGCATTCGTCATCGCTTTTATAGGCAGTCCAAGGGCCTCTGCCGCGATAGAAATACTCGTCCCCATCTCGGATCATCTCTTCCGCCAACAGTGGCCTCCACCCCTCCGGCAGCATCTCCTCGGTCCATCCGTCGCTTCGGTGCCACTCAAGTCCTTCTGGCGGTGGTGGCAGTTGCCACTGTGGGGTGTTTTGGAGGTCAAACTCACATTCTTTATTGTCCCAAAATAGACCACCTGGAAACCAAGATGAAAATGAATCTTGATCACCTATATAGCCAATAATAGGACATTTGCCGCGACCATTGCTTGTAACAATCTCCACCTTACGGGGCGGTGTTTCTTTGGTTTGAACTGGTTTGCTCCAGTCGATTTCGGTTTGTGTGCTCATATTATTTCCCTAGTGAATAGTTCGATTGGCCCTGGGGTGTGGCGTTTGTTGTAGGCTTCGAGGACGACTTCGATGGCTTGCCTTTCAATGTCGCTGGAAACTGAGTCGCTGATGTCCAGTCCCCGGCACGCGATGCAATGGTAAGAGTCAAATTCGGATGGGTCGTAGACCACTTGAAGGCCGGTTGCGCCGATGTCCTCAATGTCGAAGCCTTGAGGGATGAGATTGTGATTGTTAATATCGACGGCGTATGCGTGGAGATTACTAGCCCAATCAGCTGATTCCCCAAGCTCGCTCCTAATTTTATCCAGGCTAATGCGAAGCCTTTGGGCCCGCTTTTCTAGTTCGGCGGGTATCAAGTTTGATTTACTCATCCCCCACCTCCTTCTCCCCAAGTGTCGCGCAGATGCACGCAATCGAGCCGCCACAACTCTCGCGGTATCCAGGCTCAACATGAGTCACTTCCAGCACGGAGAGAATCGGTATCTCCGCCCGCGAGCGAAGCCAGATGACAACCTCGGCGTCCATGCCGCGAGGGTTTTCGGCGGCGATGTCGCCAAGGTTTTTACAGAGGTCTAGGATGGTCATTGTTCGGTTGGGTTTTGGGTGAGTGATTCGCGAAGATTGATGTGGGCATCGATCAGCTTATCTGACTGCCATCCACATCCAACTGGACCGCTGTCTTGATGTTCATTTAAGGCCTCAAGAATTACTTCCCAAGTCTCAACGGGCAGGGTAACGGTTTTGGTTGTCATTGTTCGGTTGGGTTGGGTGAGGGTTAGGAGGTTGCTCTAGCGATTACGGCGCGCGCGGCTTCCAGTTGCCTAATTCGATACGAGTCAAGATAGTTTGAGCACCCCTCAAGGGCGTCAACTACACCCTTCAACGCCTTAAGTAAATCAGGGGCTGTGGCCACAAGTTGAGCGTTGGCCGTCATTTCGTCGTCGTCCATTGTAAATGATGTTCCGCAATGCGCGACCCTCACGCCATCAGGACCAAACACTTCTTGATCATGGTTTCGACCTTGTTCCCAAGGGCCAGGAGTATATTTTGTTTTCGGCTTTTTCATCGTTATTTGAATTTGGCATTACGCCCATTGTTTGTAGTTATGCCTTATGGCTTCTTGCGGTTCAGTGACTTTTCCAGCACTCGCTCGATAAAGTCTTGCAACCGAAAGCCGTTTTGAACTGCGTGAATCTTGAGTCGGCGGTGGAGATCGGTGGAGATCTTGAGAGAGGCGGTGGGCGGTGGAGGTGGGGGGATTGTGGACATGGTATCAAATTGGAAATTGAAGAATCTTGATCATATCGGCAGGCATACCGGACGACTCAAGAGCCGCTAGCCATCCCTGGCGAATATCTTCGCGCAATTCGCGAGCTGTTTCGATTGCGTCTCCGTTTTCCAGCGCATCGAGAATAAGCTCGGTTGAGATGTTGGCGACTTGTTCGGCAATGAATGAGTGCAATTTCATAATCGTTCGTGCTTGGGTTACGGGCTGATTAAACTACATCGCCCCAACCCTGTAAAGTAGAATTTTATATTTTTCTACTTTTTGTTTGCGATGCCCGCGCCACGTGCTTTCTTGGAGGCCCATGAACGATTATGACGAATTCATCACGACTAAAACACGGCGGGCAGAATCTCACGGCTTTGAGCCGCTTCAAATCATCGCTCCGCTTTTCGACTGGCAAGCGCATGTTCTGAGGTGGGCGGTCAGGCAAGGCCGCGCTGCATTGTTCGAAGATTGCGGACTCGGCAAAACGGCCCAGCAACTCGAATGGGCGTCCCAGGTATGCCGCAAGACTGGCGGGAGCGTTCTCATATTGACGCCGCTTTCTGTGGCGCATCAGACGGCGCAAGAGGCGGTTAAATTCGGATTGGTGGCGACGGTAGCCGAATCCGGCGATGACATCACATCTCCCGGTATCTGGATCACCAACTATGAAAAGCTGGAGAAGTTCGATTGCTCTATTTTTGCGGGCGTCGTTCTCGATGAGTCTTCGATATTGAAGAACTTCACTGGTAAGATGCGAAAGGCGCTCACTTCCACGTTTGCGGAGACTCCATATCGTCTCTGTTGCACTGCCACTCCATCCCCAAACGATTACACCGAGTTCGGCCAGCACGCAGACTTCCTTGGCGTCTGCACTCCCGCGCAAATGCTCGCCACTTTCTTCCTGAATGACACTTTCAACACTGGAGATTGGAGATTGAAAGGTCACGCTGAGGCTGAGTTCTGGCGATGGGTCGCAAGCTGGGCGGCTTGCGTTTCCAAACCCTCCGACATCGGCTATTCCGACGAGGGTTACGATCTGCCTCCGCTCAATCTCCAGACGATCACGGTGATGGTTGATCAATCGCAAGGCGCGGTTGACGGTGAGCTATTCCGCGCTCCCACGCTGTCCGCGACTACGATGCACCGTGAGATGCGACTCACATCCCCTGCTCGCGTAGAGAAGGTTGCTGAGATGGTGAATGCGTCCATCGAGGCCTGGATTGTCTGGTGCAACACGAATGACGAAAGCGAACAGTTAGCGAAAGCGATTCCTGATGCCGTCGAGATTCGCGGGTCGGATTCATCCAAGAAGAAAGAGCAAGCGGCGGATGATTTTGTGGATGGCAAGTTGCGCGTCTTGATTTCCAAGAGCGGCATCTTCGGATATGGCATGAACTGGCAGCATTGCAGTAATGTCGCCTTCGTCGGACTGTCTTACTCATTCGAGGACTTCTATCAGGCGCTTCGCCGCTCCTACCGATTCGGCCAAAAGAATCAGGTCAACGCATACATCGTCCAGGCGTCCACGGAAGATGCCATCTTAAAAACTGTCAGGCGTAAAATCGAACAGCATCAAAATATGCAAGAGCG